CTTTCTCTCGTCGGTACCCCAGAGCGGAGTCGACGACCCACAACGCATCCAGGGCGTCACCGGTGATGGTGTCGAGCGTGCCCATGCCCGTCGTCGGGATTCCACCGTGCAGGCGCCACAGGTCGAACGCGGCCCCAAGGTCGGGGTATCTGCGCAGCCATCGGCGGGGGCAGGTGTCCGTCTGCTCGGCGCGGTCGGCGTAGTGCAGGCTCCCGCCCCCGTGGCAGCCCAGCATTCCCCGTCGAGAAGATGGGCACGAATCGCAGACGAACGCGCTCAGGTCTGCGGCGGCCGCACGCCAGAGCGCAGTGCTTTTTTTGGGTCGAGACTCGTCAGGTGCAGCGCTGCGGAGAGGAGGAACGGGGCCAGCCCGCATTCCCAGAACGCATCCATGACGTCGGGAGCGCCCACGTCAATCGGCATGGGGTCGCTGGCGAGGTAGACAGCGACGCCGCTGATGTCGGCGATGCTCTCGACGACGAGGGCGTTCGCGGCGGGGCGTGAGTCGGCGCCGGCAGCGACAGCAGCCCGCCACGCGTCCCGGAGTTCGTTCCGCTTGGCGGCCGACAGGGCCACGGGGCTGATGCTGATTCCCTCGAGTCCGGCCGGCGGAGTCCATGGGCCCGGGTCCAATGGTGCCGGCGCCATCGCCATCAGCCCGGCCTGGTGTCCGAGTGAGACCATGGCTCCGTCTGGGTTGGCCCCGTCGACGATGGAAAGCATGGCCACGAGTCGTCGCCGCTGCTCTGCCCAGTCGATGTCGGGCGTCGAGGGGATGCCCTGCTCCTCTCGCCATTTCGAGCGCATGGCGAAATCGGCTGCCCGGCCCTCGTGGTCCTCCTGCAGCACCCCGAGGAGAGGGCGCGATGGAAGGATGGTTCCGGGGATGACGATGAGGAACGACATCAGAGCACCCCGAAAGAGGCGGTGTCGGTAGCCGAGAGGGTGACGGCGACGGCTTGCGTCCCTCCGACGGTGGCTATGGACGCCTGCAGGTCGGCGGTGGGGATGCGCAAGGCGAGAGCGGCCCCGGCAGACCGACCGATGACGACGAGGGCATCCCGGGCCGTCGAGAGCGAGCCCGCGCCCAGGGCGTCACCGAACAGGGTGCGGATGGTCTCGGTGCCGGTGTTGCGCTCGACGCCCCCGCGGGAGTTGGTCTCGTTCCTGACGCTGAACGTCACCTGCAACCCCTTCCCGCGCTTCTCGGCCTGGATTCCGCCGGCGACGCCATTCTCCGACGCGGGGGTGGTGCGGGGCTCGTTGCCGGTCCCGATGCTGATGGCGAGGTTCTCGGCGAAGAACCGCTCGGCGCCAATCATCACGACGGCATTGAGACCGACGATGGGGGTGCCCGCCGTCGGTGGCGTCGGGGTTGGCGCAACGGCGGCAGCGAACCCATCGACGTCGCTGGGGCTGAATGCCCACGTCGCCGAGAGCTTCCCGCCGGTCGGGACGGCGATGGCACACGAGACCGGGGCGAGCCCGAGGAACGTGGCCAACATGGACCCGACGACCTCAACCTTTGCGCCCATGTGGATGTGGTTGCGCACGCTCGGGCCCCACACCCAGCGGGCCGCGCGGATGATGGTCGACCCCGTCGTCGGGGTGCCGGCGTAGGCGCGGTCGAACGTCGCGATGTTGCCGACGACGCTGGCGACCTGTCGAACGACGGGAGCCACCGAGGTCTGAAACAGGAAGAACTCGCCGACGACCGGGGCCGTCCCCGACGTTGTCAGGGTGGTGGTGCTGTGGCCGGTCGCGTTGACCGTTGGCGCGGCAGACGTCGTCGCCACCGGAAGCGAGCCAAACAGCGAGGTGAGCAGGTCGGCCTGCTCCATTTTCGCGGCCCAGTCGGCGGCGGCGACAGCGGCACCAGTGTTGCTGTTGACGCCCTTGAACTCGGTGACGGGGGCGAAATCGGCGAGGTCGAGCGGCCCGTAGAGGTGGACGAACCCCCTCCCGTCGAGGGATGCGATGTCGTTGCGGGAGATTTCCGCAAGCCGACGAGGCATCAGCGAGTCAGCCCCGCCGGTGACCTGGATGCGGCGGAACGTCGACGGGGCGGCGGTGAAATCGTTGGCGTCAGCGTGGAGACCCATCTGGACGTCGATTTGGCGAAGAAGGGCGCTCATGTCATGTGCTCCACGGTGAGGGGAATCGTCAGGCGGATGATGCCCGGCTCACGCTCGATTGTCGACGCGGCGAGGCGGGTGCCTGATTCGGCGAGGACGTTGACGATTCCGCTCTTCTCGGGCCGCCAGCCGGTCTGGTCGAGCAGAGCGGCGACGACGACGAGGTAATCGGCGTGGACGTGGTCGTCGACCTCGTCGCCCCCGAGGTCTTCGGGGTAGCAGATGACGAGCACCAGGGCGTCAACCGCGCGCGTGAACCCACCATCGACGTCAATGTGGGGTCCGACGATTATCATCCCGTCGAGACGGAAGAAGAAGCGTCGCCCGTCGAGCGGGTCAGCAGATGTGGTGACGCGCTTGAACTCGGGAGGGAGCCCGCGCGCCTTCGTCGTCGGGGTGGCGCCCTCGATGATGCGGGTGAGCTGGGTTTTGACCGTGGAGAGCGTCATGCGGCCGCCAACTGAGGCACGTCGACGACCTCAAGGGTGCCCGAGAACACGGGGAGGGAGTCGGCGGCATCGACGGCCCATACCTCGAACGTGTATTCCCCGGGGCGCAACTTGTCGTAGTCGGCGGTGGTGAAGGCGAACGCCCCGATGCCCAGCGATGCGGGGATGTCGATGGTGGCGACGCGTTCAAACCGCTGCTTGGTCGCGATGCAGAGCGTCACCGTGAACCCGGTGAGGTTGAACGCGAGGTCATCGGCGTCGAGGATGGCGAAGGTGGCGGACCCGGTCTGCCCGCGCTTCAGGCGAATGTCAGCCACAGGTCACCTCGTGAAACAGACGGGCGGGAATGCCCAGGCATCGACGACGACGCAATCGAGCGTAGCAGTCGCCGGGACGGAGCACGAGAGGGCACCGGGGGTGGGGACGACGCAGGCCATGTGCCCGACGATGGGGCCGGTGAGCGGGACAGCCGCCGCGGCCTCGACGACGATGGAGCCCCACGGTGCCTCACCCCATGCGCTCTCGCCCCACATCAGGGACCCCGCAGGGCGACGGCAATCTCACCCGCGCTCACGATCGGGGGATCACCCAGCACGCCCAGGTCGACGGCCACGGCCTGCAGCTCGGCCAGCGTGGCGCAGGCGCGGCATCGGGCGGCGACGTCGGCACCCAGCATCAGGGCGCTCTCAGCCCACCCGAGGAAGGCCAGGAGCGCCAGGAGCGCACCGTCGTCGACGGGCAGGCCCATGCCACGCATCAGCGTGCAGCGCTGCAACAGGGCAGCGAGGCCCTCCCGCTCCGACGGCGGCAGGTGCTCGTCGACGTGGGAGCGGATGACCTGCTGCAGCTCCAGGATGCGCTGGTCGATGGCGTCGGCGAGGGGCTGCTGGTCGACAGCCCGGGGCGGCGGTGGCGGGTTGGCCTTCAGGTCGGTCACGACAGGCCAGACCCCGAGGTAGGCGTGGCCGTCGACGGTCTCCACCGTGAGGACGGCGAGGACCTCGGGCGACACGAGCAATGCAGGGGCCGGCGACATGCCAGGGTCCCGAGCTGCCCGAGCGACGACGGCGGCGAGGTCTGCAGAGGTGAGGTCGACGTGGCTCATGGGAGGTTCTTGCTGCAGGCGCCCGCAGCGCCAGAGCCGCCACCCGTAACGCCAGAGGCGGCGCCGCCAGCAGTGCCGGATGCGCCGAACGTGTCAGAGGCGACTCCACCGAAAGGGTAGACGGCGATGTGCCCGCCGCCGCCGCCCATCGCACCGCCACCGCCGATGCCGGTGCCGATTCCATTTCCGCCGACACCGCCGACACCGCCGACGGCGTGGAGAGCGCCAACCAACGAACCGACGATGGCACCGTAAATCAGCCGAATGACACCGCCGGCGCCACCGCCGCCGGCACCACCGCCGCCCTTGTTGCCGGATACAGGCGACCCGCCGTTGCCGCCGGCGCGGCCGACCACACTGGCGATGGGTGCCGTCGCCGCGGTGACGTTGATGGCACGTGCCGCGATGTCGATGATGCCGCCGCCGCCGCCGCCGCCGCCGCCACCGCCTCCGGCGACTCCGTCGCCACCGCCCCCCCCACCGCCGCGGCCACCTGCGCCGCCTGTCAGCAGGGTGATGCCTCGAAACAGCTGCTCGAAGATTCTGGGCAAAATGATTGCGGTGAGGGACGCCGCACCGCCCGTGGATCCTACTCCGCCGGCGCCACCAGACCCTGCCCCACCGGTGCCCGATGACCCACCTGTGCCGCCCGCACCAGCAGCCGCAGCGGAGAGCGCCCCAGGTGCTGCACCACCAGCAGTGCCACCCGCGCCGCCGGCGCCGCCGATTGTGCCGGCCCCCACCTCAGCCGCAGCGCCTGCGGCACCAGCGGTGCCAGCAGTGCCGGCGGCGGCGCCGTTGCCACCGACACCGGTTGCGACAAGTACGCAGAGGACGGCGGGGACCGTCGATGTGGAAATGGTAAGGGTGCCCGAGACGTAGATGCGGAACGCGTTGGTGCGGATCTGCCCGGTCCCGCTGATGGTGAGGTTCCGATAGAACATCGACCGGGTCAGCGATGTGACGCCCGACGAGATGACGACGTCACCATCAGCCCCTGAGCCGAACAGATCAAGAGCAGCGGCAGCGGCGAGGTTGGTGCCCAGCGTCGCCCGGGCTGTCGCTGCATCGGCGTCGTCGACGAGGGTGGCCCCGAATGCCGAGATGCCGTGGGCCGTCGTCAGGGCCGCGTGGGTGGCCACTGCTCCGGCCAGCTCGGCGCCCAGCGTCGCCCGGGCTGTCGCTGCATCGGCGTCGTCGACGAGGGTGGCCCCGAATGCCGAGATGCCGTGGGCCGTCGTCAGGGCCGCGTGGGTGGCCACGGCGGCAGACGCCGCAGCCTGAGCCATCGACGTCACGGCGGCCACGCTGATGGCGTCGCTGACGACGAGGCTGGCGGACGTGAACGCGTGGAGGGTCGCGGCACCCGACGTCGACCACACCACCACGTCGCGGACCAGGAGGCCGCCAGCGTCAAGGTGGCCGGTGCCAACCTCGGCCTCGCCATCGAAGGCGCCCCCGGCAGTGCGGCCCTCGATGGCATAGCGGATGGTGCTGTTGACGGCGTAGAGGGGGCTGAACGGACGGAAGCCAGCCACAGCCCCCGCCAACGTGAGGGAGCCGGTGCCTGTCGTCGTCGACGTTTCGCGGACGCGGTCGAAGGGCATCAGCGCCTCAGCATGCGGTAGCGGGCGGCGTTGCGGGCCTCAGTCGACGGCTCGCGGGGGATGGTGGCGACGTCCTGCGGCTCGGTGTGCCAGAGCACCGACGCGACAGTATTGTCGAGCAGCCGGTCGAACGACGTCTCGGTGCGGGCCACGAAGTCGGCGGCGACGGCACGGGACTGGCGCACGACGTGAAGAAGGCACCCGAGAGCGAGGAGCGGACGCAACACGTCGGCGTTGACGATGTCCTCGGGGTAGTGGCCCTTGCGCATGACGCGGGGGAGCACGACGTGGTCCCAGGCGGACAGGATGAGGTCCTCAAGGGTCTCATCTTGGCGAGCGTGGAGGGACTTGATTTCGGGGTAGACGCGGACGAGCTCGTCCGGGGTGAGCGGCACCACCGGCAGCCGGCGGGCAATGCGGACGCTTTCGGTCCACGAGACCGTGACCCCGCCGATGACGCAGCGGAATTGCACGACCGCAGGCCCGACGATGTCCGTGTTGCCCGTGGTGAGGGCGGCGAGGATGGCCCACCCGGTGAGCGTGGCCGAGTCGCTGACGTCGCGACGAAGGGGCTCCCCGAGGTAGATGCGCTCGGTGTCCTTGCGGACGACGCTGACAACCTGGACAGCGTCAGCGACTCGGATGAGGTACCGCCTCCCGACGACGACGTCGGTGGTGGTGGTGAGGTCGATTTCGGTGTCGCCTTCTTCGGCGGCGGCTGCGACGACGGCAGCGAGGGTGTCCACTGTGCCGGTCGCCCAGGCCGACGATTCGTCGACCCAGGGCGTGGCGGCGGTCGAGAAGCGAAACTCCGGGGTCGACGGGGCAGACAGCGGCAGCCCCGACGTCTGGAGACGCGGATAGCTGACGATGCTCGCCGTCTGACCCCGGAGAATCACGCTCATTTGATGCGCTCGACTTCGAGCACGCCGGCGCGAACCGTGACGGCGTGGCCGTTGGTCCCGACGTCGACGAGCACCTTGATTTCGTCGCCGGCGACGACGTTGAAGAACGCGATGGCCGGGGCCTGCGAGGTCTCGACGGCGGTGGCGGCGCTGACGTCGCGGGACTGGAACCCGACGGCGACGCTGTTCTTGGCAATCTTGAAAATCTTGACGCCCGCATTCGTCCCGATGGTGCGAGCGGGGGTGAAGGTCGCTTTGTAGCGACCGGCCATCAGCGGCCCAATGATGTCGAGCGTCCCGTCGGCGGGCGTCCACAGGAACCCGGGGGTGCCCGCAGCGCTCGCCAGGTCGTTCTGGATTTCGAGGAACAGGGCGTCCCCGAGAGTGTTTGGGGTGCCGGCGGTGGTGACCGTCTCGGCAACACCGGTGTCGTCGGAGATGGCGGCAACGAATCGAAGGGCGGGGGCAACGGACAGCATGGGCTACTTCCTTTCGCGCTGTTGCCGGTCGACCCGGCGGGCGCTTTCGATGGCGATGGAGCGGGCTTGCTCTGAGGACATGGAAGGGTTGGATTTCTTGATGTCGCTGGCGACGACGTCGACGACCTTGGTGGTCACCGGGGGAGGGGTCGGCTTGTCGCTCATTGGCGGCTCGCTTTCCCAGACCGCGCGGCGAGGGACTCCAGCTGCGAGGCGAGGTTCTGCGAAGCGAGCAAGCGCGCCTTGTTCTCCTGGGCCTCGTGCTCGGCGTTGCGGGCGAGGATTTGCTTGGCGCGGATGCCCAGCCACTCCTCTGACGGGAGCTGCCATTTCCCGGTGCGCCCACAGAGGACGCCCGAGTCGAATTTGTCGTTCGGCCACGCCTTGGTGGGGGCCTCGGCGAGGGCGAACGCGGCGACTTTCTGCCCGTTGATGAAGACGACTTCTTCCATCAGTCGCTCGATGGCCTGGCGCTGCGAGGTCTTCTCCCCGTTGCGGTCGTACCCGAGGTCGCGCTTTTCACGCACCCCGTCACGGGTCACGCACATGATCTTGAGCAGTCGGCCACCGGGTCCAGGTCGTTCCATCGTCGTCGTCCTTCAGAGAAACGACGGCGCCGTGATTGGCGCCATCGTCGACCGTGACCTCAGGTCAAGGTCTTCTTGTACTGCATCTCGACCCCGTGGAGGTCGGTGTGCTTGGCGACCGCCCACTCCCAGCGGGAGACGACGTTGATGACGTCGTTCTCGATGTGGCGAGCGAACTCGACCGAGGGCGTGTGTCCCTCGCAGAACTCGCCGGCGCCACGCACGCTGCCGGGCTCGGCGGTTTCGTTGGTCCCGATGCCGATGAGCATCCCGAATCGGTCGGTCGCGTCCTGGGCCTGGAGCGCACTGTCGCAGGCGAGGACGGGGATGCCCATCCAGTAGCCGCGCAGCCCGTCCTCCTGGCTGATGACCGACGCATCGCCGAGCTTCACGTCGATGCTGGGGTTCGACCAGAGGGCGGCGAGGCCGGTGCCACTGCCGGTCTGGAGCACGTTGATGAGCTGCCCCACCCCGATGTCGTCGAGCACGAACGCGCTGTTCATGTTCGTGGGGGCGCCAGACGTCGCCAGCGCGGTGACGGTGCCCGCGCGGTACTTCGTGACGGCGTCGAGCATCGCGGCCGCGCTCAACACGGTGTTGGTCGTGCCGCTGGTGCGGGTGAAGTCGTTGGCCATTGACAACGCTTCAACCTCGGCCGCGCGGAAGTGCGCGTCGAGGGAGAGCTGCACCGCGTGCGCGATGAGGGCCAGGGACTCGGGGTTGCCGCTCGCCACGGCGGCGATGACGCTCTCCCGGGTCGCGCCGGGCATGATGCGCCGGATGGCCTTCATGGTCAGACGGACGAACTGCACCATCGCCGAGGGGGTGAGTTCGATGGCCGTCCCGTAGGTCAGCTCGGCGGGCGTGCCAGGCTCGACGCCTTCGACGTCGGCGTAGGCGGCCGCGATGGCCTCCTGCGTCGGAATCTTGCGCTTCAGGCCGCCGTCGCCGTCGATGTTGCTGCGGTTGAGCAGCCGCAGCGCCATATACCGGCGGAACAGAGGAGCCAGGGCGTTGCCCATGAGCTCGGTGAGGATGTGGGACGAGACCGAAGCGACGTTCGTGGTACCCATGTGGGCCTCCTTGTGGGGATGCCGCCCTCGTCAGGTGCGCTTGGGAGCGCCGTCGAGGGTGGACTTACGCCCCGCGCTCTTCAGCGCGGAGGAAAAGAAATCGGCGAACCCCTTGGGGTCCTTCGCTTTGGCCTCAGCCATGGCGCGGGGGTCCTTGATGGCCGCCGCGAAGTCGACCGAACTGGCAGCGGGAGGGCCGCCGGCAGGACGAGGCGCGGCCTTCGTCGCCGGCGCGACCGCAGGGGCACCAGCCTTGAGGCGGTCGAGGATGCGAGCCTTCAGCGCGACGTCGTCGACGCCAGCGAGCAGGGCTTTGTCCTCGTCGCTCAGACCCTCGGCGGCGGCGGTGATGCGCGCGGCCTCGGCCTTGACGTGGGCGGCCCAGCGCTTGGCACCGTCGGCGACGTCGGCGGGGATGGTGGGTGCCGCCGCAACCTGGGCGACGACGGGTGCGCCGTCAGCAGCCGGGGCAGGAGCACCAGGAGCAGGAGCAGCCACGCTCGCGCGCTTGGCCCGAAACGACGCGAGGGCGCTCGCGGCCTTCGAGGGCGCAGGAGCAACGACAGGAGCAGCACCAGCAGGCGCTGCACCAGCAACCGCATCAGCAGCGGGGACGATGGCAGGGACAGCACCGCTCACGCTGTCACCGACGCATCAGCAGCGGGGTCAGCGGGAGGCTCCGACGCGCCACCGATGGCCAGCGCCTCCTCGATGACGGACGCGACGGCATCGGCGAGGTCGGGGTCGACTTCGGCGACGGCGGCAACGACGGCGGCGGCGTCTTCGATGACGGCGGTGACAGCTGGGGAGGTTTCGGTGTCGTCCATATGCAACACGTTAACCACCTACATAGCTCACTGTCAAACGGCGCTGTGATGCGCTTACATAAGCGGCGGCTTGCGACGTGACGCCTCTCGCTTGACTTCGGCGTCACCCTTCTTCGACACCCCGAACCACCGGCGGCGCTTGTTATTTCCGGCGCCATCCTGATGCCATTTCCCGAGGAGGTTGTGGGGCGGGCCGCGCTTCTCTCCCGACCGTTTCCGGCGGTTACCTTTCGTCGGGGCGCGCCGCTGCGGTGATGTGCCGGTGCCAATCCCGATGGTCACGACGTCGTCGGTGCGCTCGACGACCTGCACCGCACCCATCAGCCCGCCGGTCATCAGCAGGTCAACGGGGCGGGTGTTGCGGCCCAGGGCGGTGCGGGTGTCGGCGTAGTCGTCGTCGTACCCAAGGAACGCCTTCCCGTCGATGTCGAGGCCTTGTTCGCAGCGCTCGCGGATGTGCCCGATGACGAGGGACGCCACCAGTTCGGCGACCTTGCGGACGTCAACGCGCGGAGGTTGTGGTGGTGGCGATTTCGTGATGCTCACTCGACCACCCGGTACCCCTTCTCTTTCGCCATCGCCCTCGTCATCGGCTGCAGGTTGTGGCGGCAGTTGTACCCGCCCAGGTAGACCGACACCGGGGTGGGCTGCCCAGGGTTGCTGAGGCGGTCGAGCGCTTGCCTGGTATAGACCTGCGAGGTCAGGCGGGAATGGTGCTCGCGGCAAAACAGGCGGGTGATGGCGTCGACTGGCCCCCCGTACCCGTAGACGATGTCAGCCCCGCTGGCCTCGGCGTCGAGGATGGTGATTTGACGCCCGGCTGCCATTGTCATGGAGTCGACGGCCGACAACGAGGCTGCCCGGGCCCCACCCAGTTTCGCCTGGACATCGTCGATGAGGCGCGAGAGGTCCCCGCCCGTCGTCGTCGCCACTCGGGCCGCGCGCGCAACCTCGTCGGCGGCGAGGCCCCACGTCTTGGAGATTTCAGCGAGCCGGTCCTCGGTGATGGCGTCGAGAAGGCGGGCCGTCTGTGGGTCGAGGGTGACACCCAGGCGCTGCCCCTCGCCAAGGGCTGCCGTCGCGCTCGCCTTCGCCCCCTCGTTCATCACGATGGCGCCCAGGGCCTCGATGCGGCGGCGGACCTGCCCGGCGACGATGAGGTTGTTCTGTGCGCGCGCCAGGGTCGATTCCCCTGGCGCCGTCTGCATCCGCAGCAGCAACCGGCGCACCTCGGCCTCGGCGGCGCCCAGGATGTCACCCAGGCGCTTGGCGACGGCATCAGCGGCCTCACTCCCCTGCGGCATCGGTCACCACCGGCGCAGTGTCGACAGGCGCCGGCAGCGACGCCGACACCGACGTGGCAACGGCCGCCGGAGCCTGCATCCCCGCCAGCACCGGGTAGCCCGCTTCAGCCGCCTTCTCCGTCGACGGGTACAGGCCAATCTCCACGGCGTACTGGGCGCCACTGATGGCCCCGAGGTCGAGATTGAGAGCCGCCCGCTGCTGTTTGGCAGTGGGGTCCTCGAACACCACCGACGGGGCGAGGACGGTGCGGGGGACGACGTCGACGCCGAACGACCCATCACCCCAGTTGTCAAGCACGTCCACGACAACGCGGCAGAGGCGCTCGTCGAACCGGCGCACGGCCTCGCGGGATTCGCGGAGGGCGAGTTCGTGCGGGAACTTGGCCACGACGCGCGCAATTCCGCTCTCGGCTGGCCCCGGGGTGGCGCTGTAGGCCCCGGCATCGTTCCCCCGGGAGACGGCGACCGCGCGCTGCTTCTCCTCGATGCCCTCGCGCATTTGCTCAAGCTCCGGGGTGGGTGACGCCCAGTTGGCCGAGTCCCCGGTGCGAAGTTTGACGAGCGAGTCAGGCGCAACCCCAAGGTCATCTTCGTCGGCGGTGTCGCTCGACACGACGAAATTGCTGTGTCCCTGGAGGTCGGTGACGTGCTCCATGTTGGAGCGGGAGGTGTTGAGCTGGTCGCTGACGAGGTAGCTATCCCGCTCAGCCGCGGGCCACACACCCCCGTCGCCAGGCTCCAGCCGCAGGATGACAACGGGCAGAAGTTTGCCCTCGTACTCACCCCACCGTGCGCGTTCCTCCTGCCCCTCGACCCACGTCCCGACCTCCCATGGGCCCCAGGTATCAACGACCCCATCCACCTCGGTGAACAACCGTCGGTACCCGAGCCAACCCCCGTCGGCCTGGCGGAGGGCGACGAAAATCAACGCCTCCTCCTCGGTGGGGTACGAGGGGTGTGAGAGAGCCAGGACATCATGGGGCCAGTAGTGCTGGACGATGGCGCGCCCGTCGTCGTTGCCAATGGCTGGCATCCACGTCGTGTGTGTCGCCGTCGATTTCACCCCGCTGCGGGCGCGGCGCTCGCACTCGGGGCAGACCTCAGACACCCGGGCGCCCTCGAGCCCATGGGTGAACATCAGGTTTCGCGGGTCTGCAGGCGGGAGCGGGTCGCGGGTGGACTTGGCGACGAGGGAGCGGGTGGCCTCGTTCTGGTAGCAGCCAGAGTCGGCGCGGGCCCACTGCCGGATGTAGGGCAGCGGGGCGATGGGCATTCGTGCGGCCGACAGCGGATACCGCGACGCCAACGCCGCTCGGATGAGGTCGCCCTGATTCCCCAGGTACCGCTGGGCGAACGCTCGGGAGTCGGCCATGTGCCCGGGCGGGCGGCGCTCCTGCTCGGCCTTGAGCACCGCCTTGAGCGGGATGCGCACCCACGCGTCGGCGGCCTGGGCCTCGACGGATTGCGAGGCTGCGGCACGGATGGCGGCGACGAGGGAGTCCGACTGCGACTGGAAGAGGTCCATGCGCAGCACACTAGCAGGTCAGGTGTCAAGCGCATAGGCAGCGGCGGCACGACGACGAGCGATGGCGTGGACACCGTCACCGGACGACGTCTGACAACCGCTCCTCGCGCTCGCGCACCTCGCGGGCAAACTCCTCAGCGGGGTCCGTGGTGGCATTGACCCGGTACCTGAACACCGGGCTGTGCCAGAAAACCCCGTACCCGATGGCGTCGACCGGGCCCGAGAGGTCGTTACGCGGGTCTTTGTTTTTGGCCGGTGCGCCTGATGGGTCGCGGCCCTGCTGGGTGAGAGCGCGGGTGAGAAATGGGCAGGCGGCCTCGTCGATGGTCAGGCGCCGCTGGCCCATTGCGACGTTGACCGACAGCACGCGGTCCTCGACGTCGGGGTTGCCCTTCGTCGAATAGAGCGGGCGAAACCCATGCCCCGTCAGCACCGTGGCGTGGGACCCGAGAGCCCCGCGATTGCGCCCGCTGGCGTCGCATGGTGCGCGGAGATTCATTCTGCGGACGTCGTCGGCGTCGACACGGCGTTTCGATTTGCTGCGGCGGGTGAGGTATTCAGCGATGTACCCGGCGACACGTGCCGCGTGCTGGTCGGTGTCGACGTCATACCCGACCATTTCCAGCACAACGTGGAATCGCTTGGTCGCCCGATGCACCTCGACGAGGTACCAGCATTGGGCACCCACGTTGAAATCGCACCACATCTCCAGGTCGACGATTTCGTCGGGGTGGATGCATCGCATGCCAAACGTCGTCGAGCGAACGAGGCGCCGGTAAACGAGCCCACCTTTCTGCTGCCTCACCCCGTCGAGCTTCTCGGCCTGCTCCGTCTCATCGAGCACGCTCCTTTGCGATTCGAGGTAGTCGTCGCGGAGGTTGTGCGCGTTCCCGATGGTGGGCAACTTGACCACCGTCGTCGTCGGGGCTGGGCTTTTCAGGATGAGGTCATAGGCCGGGCCGAATCCCTCAGGAGTGCCGCCGAGGACGAGCTGGGTGACGTTGCCGCTCGTGATTCGAGCGTTCACCGTTTTGATTGCCTGCGGGTGACACAGCTCCCATTCGTCGATGATGGCCGACGACGACGTCAAACCCTCGGCGCTGCGGGGGTTGTCGAGCGAGCGGCAGATGATGCGGCGGGGGTGACGGCGGTAGACAGTTGCGGTTTTCTGGTGGGCATTCCAGGTGAATGAGATTCGCATCATCGCGCACACGTCCCGCAGCGTGTCGATGAACACCTGCTCGACCATTGGCCACGTCGGGGCGCCAAACACGACGGGCTTGCTGTTGCGGCGCGCGAGGTCGAGGGCTTTGCACGCGAGCCCGAATGTTTTCCCGCCTCGATACCCACCCTCGGCAACGATGATGCGGGAGGTGGTGTCGTCGACGATGTCTATCTGCCCCTCGTTCAACTCGAGGGACGCCCGCTTGACCTCATTCATCACGGCGGACTCGCGGGGTCCACTCGGGGACGTCGGTGTCAGCCCCGTCGCCCGGGTCGAGCGGCGGACGTGGGCGCTTCTCAGGTCCACCGCCGGCCAGCGCAATCAGTTGCATCACAGCTCGCGCGGATGTGGCGGCCAGCGACAGGTCCTTCCGCCAGGCCGTGGCCAGCATCTCCAGCTCGTAGACGTAGTTCGCCCGGTTCGCGGATGTCAGCCGCTGGATGTCGTCAGCGGCCTCATCGAACGTTTTCTCGGCGCCATCTCCGTCGGCTGGTGCACGAGGAACCCAGGCGTCCTCGGGGACGTCTGCGGTTGGTTTGGGTGTCGACGGCTTGGGCGGTTTGACGCCCGTGTCGAAAATGTCGCGGCGTGTAGCCATTGCATCGACTATGCCGCATCGGGTCGTGGTTGTCGTGGGCGCCAAAAGAAAGCCCGGGGCACCATCATGATTGCCCCCGTGCCGTCGCGAGTTCGGCTGTGAGGCGCTCGTTTTCAGCCCGCAACTTGGCCATGTTCTCGAGGTCTCGCTTGGCGAGCTCCGCCATCTCCGTATGGCTCTTGGCGGCCCAGTGGGCCAGCGCCTCCACCTCGACCACCCTGGCCAGCGCAGACCGCAGGGCGAGCGCGTCCGCCTCGTGGCGCTCGTGCATGGCCTTTGGTGGTTCTGGTTCGTTGACGTCGAGAGACGATGCGTAGGCCACAGCGTCGTCTTCGGTGGCGAAGTGGCGGACATCGTCCCACACGCACTGTGGCAGGCCACAGCGGGCGCACGGCATTCCCTTGGCAAGCCACATTGGCCCGAGTTTGTGGGCGGCATAGCAGCCCTCGTGCTGGCAGACGTCACAGCGGAGAATGCCACCGATGTATGGCTGTTTATCGGTCATTTGGCACCTGCGACGTAGTTGATGGCGGTGGTGATGTCGGGCACGAGGTCGTGTGGCAGACCGGTCGCTTTCATCTGGCAGTCGACTGCGTCGATGATGCGTCCGACGTGGCCCTCCGCCTTCTCCGCGCGGGCGGTGGCGGCGGCTTCGGCACGCATCCAGCAGGCCTCCATCTCGCGTTGCACGTCGCATTCTCGGCAGTTGGCCTCTGGGTCTGCGTATTCAGAGACGTGGATTTGACAGAATGACCTCATCCCTCACCCCCTTGGTCACCCGGCACGGCGTCCCAGGCGGCGAGGGCGTCACGGATGTCACCATCGTCACGACACCAGCTGCAGGCGGGGTGCTGACAGCCGCATCGATGGCACCCGAGCAGGCACTGGTAGAGCCCATCCGCCAGCCTCAGCCGCGCCGCTTGCGCGACGACCTGCAGGCCGAGCTCTGACTCGCGGCGCTCGGCGGCGTTCTTGGCGGCAACCATGTCAGCGATGTCCTCGACGACTCCACGGATTGGCCCATTGTCGATGGTTTCTTGCGCCTCTCGGTATCCGTCGGCGAATCCACGAGAGTAGGTGTTGCGGGCTAGGGTGTCTGCGGCGCCACCGACGGCGTCGAGGGTTGATTTGATGTCGGTCATGGCTGCTCCTGGTCGTGGGTTTCTGCGAGGGCTCTGCCGGCGAGGCACCCGATGCAGTCACCGTGGCGTGTCCCGCTGAATGGTGGGCATCCGTCGCCGTAATCGCAGTCATACTCTGCCATCCGCTCAGCGAACGCGCGGAGGATGCGGATGGCCCGGCACTGCGGGTCGATGTCCTCGACGGGCAGCACCTCGATGCGCACCGTCGGGCGGGTGTCGTGGTCGAGGGACGGCCGCGACTTGCCCGGCTTCTGCGACTTGCCGACGACGACGGCGCGCTCCTGCCGGTACACCCAGTGCAGCCGGTCGCTCCCGTCGTCGACGCCGAGGAACGTCGAGATGGCGTCACGGGGCGCCTTGAACGCGGCACTGAGGTTGTCGCTGTCGAGCGACACCGCCACGAAGGGCCGGCAGAGGGTGACGCGGGCCCCGAGTTCAGGCCGGCGCAGGGACTGGCAGGCGCCCTCCCACTCCCCGAACGACAGCGCCAGGCCGGTCGCCTGCCGCTCTGCCTGCACTCGGTTGGCGCGGACACGGTGGTGCTCGCGCTCGTTTTGCCCCTTGCCAAGGCGGACGTCGATGCGGGCGGTGAGGGTGGTCATCGGCGCCACCGTCGGGGCGGGGGTGCGGGCTTGCTCTGGAATTTGGTGATGGCCGCGGTCACCCGGTCGCGGCGGGCCTGCTCCTCGGGGGTGATGGTCGCCGGGGCGTGGAGCGGGCAGACCTCACCCTCTTGGAGGCGGACCCCGCAGGCCTGGCAGTCGTGGACCCACCTGGGCCCGTTGTCCGTGGTCATCGGGCCACCGTCCTGCCCAGGCGTCGGTCGTCCACCAGCTCGCGGAGCATGCTGGCGGTGGTGATGCTCCGGGCGTAGGCCTCCTTTTGCAGCCACGCGAGTTGCTCCAGGGTGAATCGGGTGGTGCGGTTTTTTCCTGCGGGGGCGAGCCCGGTGCGTTTCAGCGTCATTTGTGGTCTCCTGCACTCACCCTACGAACATCACTACACAGATGTCAAAATACAGCCAGCGAATCGGCGCATCACCTCTAAACGATGTCTCTATCATAGTTGCCGTTTGGGGTCCTACATTGCACACACTGTAGGCAGAACCGTAAACGGCTTCCCAATGCGGCGAAAATGCACTACAAAGTGTGACGCTATGACTCGTTGTGCTGTAGTGACTGGAAAGCCCGTCACCTGTAAAATATGGCTATCTGATGCCTTTATTTCCTCTTTGTGACGGACTTGTCGGGGTTTTGGTACAAAATGAGGTCTGAGAAAAGGCCTCCGCTGGGGAATAGCGGACCCTCGCAATTGGAGCGATACCTCGCACAAGCGCGTCACAGCGCGTCACACCATCTACGCGTTCCATTATGCGGCTTTGCAACGCCATAAAACAGCAACGGGGCCCGAATGGGCCCCGTTTCACCGCGTCACCTCGCACCATTCCCTACCTTTGACGCTCAGCTGCCATGGCGGCATCGATGGCCACCCGAACGACACCGTCAGCTGTTCCAGTGGTCCGGCTGGTCGTCGTCATCTCCGTCGGCAGCGGTGGGAGCGGTCCCTGTGCTCAACAGGATCCCTGCGTACCTGCGCCCGCCACCTACGCGCATGGTCCCGACGCCTTTGGCTCGCACCTCAGCGCCGAACGTGTTCTGCGCGCCGGCGCCCTCGCCCCTATCCTCGCACCACGAGCGGAATGCCTTCCACAGGGCGGCCGCAGGGATGCGGGCCATGGGCGCCGGGGTCGTGCGTTCGGCGAGGAACTGGCCCACCCTGTCGCTCTCCTCACGGTAGTCGGCGGTGGCCTCGACGACCTCTTGCGGCGGGGTGAGGCCCTCGCGCTGCCAGGCGAGGCAGTAGCGAGCGAGCCAGGCGCAGATGCCGGGCAGCTCGAGGAGCAGGCGGGCCTTGAGCGTCAGGTCCTCACGGCCGGCGAACGAGACGCCGAATGGAATGACGCGCATGCGGGCCCACAGTGCTGGGTCCCCGCCTCTCACCCGCGGCTTGTAGTTCGTTTGCAAAAACAGCTTTTGTGTCGGCGCGAAGCTGAAAAACTCCCGACCCATGAACCGCGCGCGGATGGTGTCCCCGCCGCTTAGTTTTTTGAGCATGCCCTCGTTGAGGCGGTCGCTGGGTCGGAGCTCGGCAGCCACACCGAACCTCACCCCGAGGAGCTGCGCGAACATGTTGGGGTGCGGGTCCTGGCGTGACTCGATTATGACCTCGTTCGGGAGCGCGGTGGCGTAGGGCCCGAGGGCCGCGAAGACGAGCTCGATGAGCGTGCCCTTCCCGTTGCGGCCGGTCTGCCCCCACAACACCGGAAAAATGTGCTCGACGACGGCGCCGCAGCTCGCGTACCCCAGCACCTTCCCGAGGTAGTCGCGGGTGTGTTCGTCGGGCATCACCTGGGCGAGGAACGCGTCCCACGTCGGGCAGAGCGCCGTCGTGTCGAACGCGATGGGGATGATGCGGGTGCAGAGGTCGGCCCGGTCGTGGGCGCGGAGGATGCCGGTGCGCTGGTTGAGCGTCCCGTTCAGGTAGTTCAGTGACCACACGTCAAGGTCGAGTTCGCTCGCGTGAATGGCGATGCCTGGCTCGGCGGCGGCGAGGGCGAGCATAGCCGAGCGCCGGGCGAGCCCCTCGGACTTCTCGGCGTGCCGGCGGATATTGACCCTCAGCGCGGCGTCGGCCTCGGCAGCCATGTCGACGCGCCACGATCGGGCCACGTCCTTGGTGCTGTGCAGGGCGGCGGCGTCGGCGCCCTTCTCCCAGTAGGCCCCGGTCCAGTGGAGCCAGCACCCCTCGTCAACGAGCCAGCGGAAATCCTGCCCGTGCATCCTCACCCAGCGCTCGGCGTTGCCCGAGTCAGTGAGGTAGTCGGCGTGCCCCTTGCCGGGCGGTGGCGCCGGGGTCACCGCCATCCCCATGGCGGCCTTGCAGGCCTCGAGGATGAGGACCTGCAGCCCCTCACGTGTCCCGCCGGCGGTGACCCAGTCGTCGGCGTCGTCGCCCTTGCCCGGCGTCGGGGGTGCGATGGTCACGACCTCGGCAGCGACCCCGTGCAGGACGCCGGCAATCTTGGTCATCGCAGCCCTGCCAACCTCGTCGTTGTCGGGCCAGAGCGCAACATGGGCACCCCGGAAGTGCTCGGCGAACGCGGGCGTCCACGTCGTCCGCTCCTCATTCCCGACGGCGCCGGTCCCGCCTGCCCAGGTGGTGGCGACGATGCCCAGGGCGACGACGGCGTCGGCGGCTTTCTCGCCCTCGGTGAGGACGATGAAGGCTCCGCTGCCCCGGGCGTCGATGAGTTGGGGGAGGCGGTAGGGAATCTGCGCCTGGCTCTTGCCCGGCCCACCGTCAGCGAGGCGCTGACTGTAGCTCTTGCGTTTGCCGTTCGGCTTGCCATCGCGGCCCCGTCCAGGCTCCCACCGCTGGATGGTGTAGGCGCGTGCGCCGGTGTCGTCGAGGTAGTGCCACTCGGCGACGACACGAGGGGTCTCAAGGGCGGCCTCGACGAGAGGGACGCCGGTGATGGTTGAGAGCTCCTGGATGGCCTCGGTGAAGGTGAAACCTCGCTGGCGTTCAATCATCGTCAGCGCGTCCCCGCCGACCCCGCACGCGCGACAAAGGAACACGCCTTTGTCGTCGTCGATGTCGAGGGATGGGTGGGTGTCCTTGTGGAAGCAGCAGACGGCCGAATAGTGGGGGCCGGTCTCGTGCTTCACCTTGGAGCAAAACACTCGCGCAACGTTCGACATCGACGACGCTCTTTTGACGTCGTCGATGCTCTGCTGGGTGTACTTCACTGGTCAGCCTCTGGTCGTGTGGCGCTGTGAGGTCGTGGGTCGCAGCGCTCTGGTCGTTTGGTTCGTGGGGGTCTGTTGTGCCCGAGAAGAAAGGGGGCGGCAATGCTGCCGCCCCGTGTTGTGTTCTCGTGGCTTCGTGCTGCGAAGCGCTACGCCAGCACGCTGAACGGGACCTTGATTTCGTCGGACTCGCCGTTCTTGGTGCGCCAGTTTCCGCCGGAGAGCAGGTTGACGATGGATGCGCGCTCGGGACTGTTGGTGACTTCGGGCTCTTTCATGGTTCTCCTGGTTCGGTGCGTGGGGCTTCCCCGTGCACCTGGTGATAGAGGTCAGCCGCAGCCACCTCAAGGTCTGGCCTGTTCATGAGGGCGTAGTGTGCTCGCCCATCGACGATGAGGTCAATCCACCATCGCCCTTTCACGAGCAGAACGTTTCGGGCGGTGAGGATGGATGGCCGGCGCTTGGCCCGCACCTCGTGCGCGGCGAAGGCGACGACCAGGGCATCGGGGAGGACACCCCCGCCAAGGGTGAGTTGCTCACTCATTGGTCCCGCCGTGGGTGACACCCTGACGAGACCGGCGCTTCTGCTCGGCAGCGTCTTGTCGCCGCATGTTGCGAGCCCGCGCGGCGTCGGTGCGGCCCTTCTGCGTAGCGCGGGCGACCTCGACGGCGGCGAGGTGGGCAGCGTTGATGCTGCACGGGGCAAGCTCGTCGTCGAGGCAGCGGACGGGGAGATGGGCGCGTGGGGCCTCGCTGTCCCAGGTGGTGACCCAGCCCGCGATGGTGGTGGCGGTCATGACTCACCGCCGACGCTGGCCATCGGCAGCTCGGCAGAGGCGAGGACGCGGGCGTCGTTCTCGATGAGGCGCATGGCCTCGACGATGCCGACGACCTTGGCCCCGCGCGGCTTGGCGTCGTAGGCGGCGACGTAGGTGATGTGCTTCGCGGCGGCGTCCAACGTGCCCCACACCGGGGCGTTGTAGAAGCGCCGGCCATTGGCGTCGTTGCGCATCACGACCCAGCCGGTGCCGTCGTCGACGGGCTCGTCCTCGGCAGGCGGCTTCTTCGTCTTCACCCGGGGCTTCAGGTTCGCCGCCAGCCACGCGGGGATGTCGCGGCGCTCGACGGTGGCGGCCATGCCAGCGGCTTCGCAGGCGGTCTCGATGGCGTGGATTTCGTCCTCGATGCGGTCGGCATCAGCCCGAGTGGCGAGGCGAGTGCTCATCTGCTCAAGCTCGGCCTTCAACAGGTCCACCTGCTTCTCGTGCTGGGTGGTGCCTGCAACGGCGAGGTATTCGAGGTCGGCGATGACGCGGCGTGCTCGTTCGCCGGTGTCCTCGATGCGCTTTCGGTCGATGTCGTGGGTCATGGTGTCCTCGTGGTGTTCGCTGGCTCATCAGTGCATGGTGCGACCTGCAGACGGGGCTGTCCCCGTTTCGCCTTCAGACCTCGATGAGCTTCCCGCCTTTCAGCGAATACCAGGTGTCGGCCTTGACGACGACGCCGTCGACGACGACGCCGATGGCGGCGAGAATGACCATGTCGTCGGCGCGCTCGACGAGGAGCAGGGCGCACCCGATGGCACCGCGCACCCGACCATTCCAGCCGCTGGCCGTCGCGGCCCCTCTGTAGCCGCTGGCCGTCGCGGCCCCGTTGTCGCCGCTGGCCGTCGCGGCCCCGCAGTAGCCGCTGGCCGTCGCGGCCCCGTTGTCGCCGCTGGCCGTCGCGGCCCCTCTGTAGCCGCTGGTCGTCGCGGCCCCGTTGTCGCCGCTGGCCGTCGCGGCCCCGCAGTAGCCGCTGGCCGTCGCGGCCCCGCTGTAGCCGCTGGCCGTCGCGGCCCCGAAGTAGCCGCTGGCCGTCGCGGCCCCGTTGTCGTTCTTGGTGGTCATGAGGTCTCCTGATGGTCGTGGATGGGGGCGCCCTGTTTCGCCGGGGCCACGCGAGAGGGTCAGTCTTTCTTGGCGTCGTTCGCCGCCGTCTCGACCTGGTCGGCAGCGTCGGGGATGAGGGCGACGATTCGCGCGATGGTGTCGGCGTGCTTGGCCACGCAGGCGTCGACGTCTTCGGCGCCAGCGATGTCGAGCAGGATGGTGCCGAGCGCCGTCCGCGCGGCAGCCGTGCGCTCCTCGACCGTCTTCCCGGCCTTTGCCTTGGCCGGGGCTACCGCCGTCGTCGTCAGCGGTTGGACGACGTAGGGCTTGCGGGATTGCTTCGATGCCGTCAGCGACATCGTCACCGCGCGGGGCAAGTCGCTCATGTGGCTGATGCGAATCCCGCCGACAGCGGCCCCACCAAACACCACGGTTTCGTCGCGGAACAGCGTCAGCGAGCGACCGACGTAGGCAGCACCGTCGCGTCCCCAGCAGTGGACGAGGACACGGCGCATGCTCTTGCACGGCAGGTAGGGCTTCCCGCCGTCGCCGTCGAAATGCACGGCGATTGGCTGGTCACCCTGCCCGGTCGACGCGCGCGCTTTCACGCTGGTGACGACGATGGTGCGGGGGCCGACGATGAGGTCATCGGCGTTCAGTTGGTCCGATTTGGGGGCGATGGTTGCCCCGAGGTCAACGCTGGTCATGGTGCTCCTGGTGGTCGTGTGGTTCGGTTCGTGGGTCAGACGAGAATGGTGTCGTCGCGGCGTTCGGTGGGGATGAGACGGAAATCGGGGTTGCCCATCCGCTCGACGATTTTATCGTATTCCTCGTCGAGACGCGCGTGGAATTTCGTCGCGGCTTCGATGATGGCGGCCTGCACTTCCTCGTCTGGGAAGACGCGTTTGGTGAACATCGGGAGACCAGCGGAGAACGACACGAAGTCGCACCAATGCCGCTCAGAAACGAGCAACCCGGTTTGCACCTGGAGAAAGAAATCCTCGGGCATTTCCGCTTCCAGAATCGTTTGCACTTGCAACCGCTGAATCCGAGACTTCACCTCGACGAACCCCGTTTCCCCGACGAGAAGGTCAGGCGAAAATCCGAGTGTGAAACCCCAGCGGTCGTTCGTGATGAACCCGACGCGCTCCCCCTGTTCATAGGCGTCCTCGTAGATGTTGAGCGCCTCTCCCTCGTCGGCCTCCCCGCGCAACATGTGTTCCCCGATGTAGGTTGGCTCGACATACTGGGTCACGCGCTGGGCCAGCAGTTCGTAGAGGTGGGCGCGCGACTTGTCGTTGTTCGCGGCTTTGAGTTTTGCCGGGGTGACGATGCGATTCATCTCGCTGGCGGTGAGCAGCCCGCAGCGAGCTTGCAGCCATTCTGGCGAGCCCTGGACGAGGTCTTTGTAGATGGTGACGGTCATGGGATTCCCTGCGTGCTGATGTTGGTGATGGCGTAGTTGGCCTTCGAGGCGGTCTGGCTGTAGCCGTTCTGTTTGAGCACCGTCTTTACCCGTTCAGTGTTCGCCCCAAAGCCAGCATCTCGGGCCGTCGCTGCAATTCGCTTTGGACGGTCGCTGATGTGCTTGTTTGCTTTCCACGCGTCGAGGATGACCTTGACGTCGCCACCCGACCGGCGTTGCCGTTGCCGCAGAGTGCCGGTGCATCGGTCCGAACACCCGCGGGACGTCTTACGGGGGGCGACGAAGTACCGCCCGCACGCCTCGCACCGTGCGACGGTGTCGCCGCCCATGACGTCGTCAAACAGCACACGGGCCAGTGGCTTGGCCTTCGCCTTTGCGAGGAACGCGCGGATGCTTTCGGGCGTGATGATGATTCGTTTGCCGATGCGGACGGAGGGGAGGGCGCCCGACGCCACCAACTTGCGGGTGTTGGTCATCCCGAGCCCGAGGGCTTCTGCGGCTTCACGAATGCGAAGGCCAAAACGTTCCTGTGACATGGGGCTTCTTTCTGCGCCGCCGATTTGACGACGCAGCCGCTTCAGTTGCAGTTCATGTTGTGCGGACTGTGCTGCGACCTGCTTGGCGATGGCGTCGATGACGTCGCAGAGGTTGTCGACGACGTCGTGAGCCCGGGCGGCGCCCCCGCCGTCAATCAGCTTGTGGGCGTTGTTGCGGTCGATGCTCACGATTCACCACCCTTCGCCGCGTGGCGGTTGCCGTTGTTGACGTGGGGCGTCGTCGCACGCCACGCGCGCAGCTCGGCGGCGTCGAGGAGCATCACGCGCTGGCTGATGCGGTCATGCGGTGCCCCAAGGCTGCACCAGCGGCGGATGGTGGCGGCGGACACCCCGACGATTTCGGCAATCATCGACGTCGTCTGCGTTCGGTTGGGCGGTTTCGGTTTGCGGGGTGACATCTGGTTCTCCTGTCGGCGTCCTCATCAGGACGAGCCACCGTATCGGTGCGCCGTGCTCGTCGACGGGGCGCGCGCCAAGACGCCCCCGTTTCGGTTGGTGCCCCGTCGGCAGAATTGCCGCCGGGCAACCGCTCCCCCCGTCGCGTCGAAGTCGACGGGGAAATCGTGGAACTCTAGCGGCGCCCCTTGGCCCCGGCCTGCCGGTTGCTCACCCAGGTGCGCAGGCCGGCCTCCGACAGCCACCCGCTGGCGAGCTCGGGGTCAGCCTCCCCGTCGGCGAGGATGCGGAGAATCTCGCGCTCGATGCGGGCGGCTCCCATCTCGGGCGTCACCAGCGCCCCGTCGACGACGGCGCCAGCACCGATGAACAGGGCCGCGTCGACAAGGGCGCCCAGCCCGGCGAGCAGGTCCCGGCGCCGCAGGTCCACCCGGTGCCGGGAGGCCTTGAGCCCGTCGTGCCAGATTTCAGCGGCGAGGTCGTGCGGGAGGACGAGGCACCCGTCGAGCAGCGCCAGGGCGCCGGCAGCAGCGGCCCCGACAGGCGGGCCCTGCAGGTAGAGGCGGCAGCGGTCGATTGTGCGGATGGCGCCGGCCGACGTGGCCCACGTCGTCGCGGCGAAACCTGCCCCGGCGACGGAGGGAAACGAGCGGTCGACGCGGAGCAGGCCCCTGGGCGAGCGGATGGAGAACCCTGGCGGGGGCGCGTCACCGTTGGCGCGGGCGTGGTTGTGGTTGTTGGTCATGTCACCCACCAGCCCGGTTGATGGCGTCGAGGGCGCCGGCCACGACATCGGGGCGGTCGTGGAGGGTGAGCAGGAGTTCGGCGCGCTCCTCGAGGAGTTGCGTCACCAGCTCGGTGAGGGTGCCGTCGGTGCGATTGAGCGCGACGCGCAGCCCCTCGACGACGCGGCCAGCCTCGACCATGGCGGCGGGGTCGACGGGGTAGGGGACGATTGGGACGTTGACGGTCATTGGGATTCCTCGGTGTCGGTGGTGATGGTGGGCTCCCGGCGTGGGCAGGTGATGCGGGCGACGTCGCCGACGATGACGGCAGTGGCGATTGCCTCTGCCCACCGTTCGAGGCCCTCGGCGGACGTCGGTACTTCGTGGACCACGTCACCGACGACGAGCACCCAGCCCTTGCGCCCGTGGCGGGCGAGGGTGGTCATGCGTCCGCCAGGTAGTCGGCGATTTCGTCGGCGTGGTCCTCGGCGAAGGCGTCGAGAACGGCGGGGCAGCCGCGCACCCAGGCGAGCAGGTCGGCGTAGCTCATCCCGTCGAGGACGGCGTCGAGGGCGCCGTCAGGGTCGGGGCGAGAGGCAGCGGCAGGGTCAGGCAGGAGGCGGTCAAAATCGGGCAGGTCCATGGTGGGGTCTCCGTCGGCGGCGTCGTGTGCCGTGAGCCCACTATGCGCGCTATCGCTCATGCTGTCAAGCGATGGTGTGCATTTTGTTTTCCGTGGCGCTGCAAGGCCAAATCAGGGCCACTGGGTGCGACACAACCGACAGCCCAAAACCGGAAACTGTGACCGCGCGCACAAAAACAAACGCCACCCCGAAGGATGGCGCCTGCCGAACCATGACCAGATGACCCGAGGCCCACGACGGCCCATCAGCCGAATCTAGGCACTGTCGTCGTCGTAGTCAACGCAGAATCGGGCGGACAGCTCGGACGGCGTAGGGACGAGGGCGGCTGCCCCACATCACGCACCCGCTCAGCGTCCGCAGGTCCAGCCCCTCAACACGGGCCGTGGCCGGGTCGCAGACGTGGACGACCCCGACGATGCCCTTGGCCCTCTCGTCGAGGAGGGCGGCATGGGCGAGCACCCAGTGTTTCCCGCCGGTGTCGAGGTCGGAGGAGTCGGTGTCGACCCACAGCATGCACACCCCGCGCGCCTTGAGGGTGGTGATGATGGCCTCACGGTGGGCGGCGGTGTCGAGGTCGGTGTAGATGTCGTCCCCGTCATCGCCGATGGGGAGGTCGTCGCACCGCAGGCCCTGTGCGCGCACCAGCCGCCCAATGCGGGCGGACGCGGGCCGGTCCGGCGTCCACACCGGGGGTGATGCATTGAGACCTCTGGCCTGGACGGTGATGGGCGTGGCGTGCTCCTGGCGCACGATGAGGACGGCCTGGGCGACGTCGGTGATGGCGCACCCGACCTTGCCCATGGTGTGGCGTTTTTTGTCGGCGGAGAGCCCGACGAGGCGGTCTCTCCACTGGCTGGCCCCCTGGTGCAGTACCCGGGGAGGGTCGGCGTACCCGAGGCGGGTGAGCGCGCTCACGAGGCCTTGCGCTTCCGGGCGCTGTCGACCTCGCTGGTGGCGTGCCCGAGGGCGCTGGCCCAGCTGGCGTGGTGGTCGGCGGCGTCGAGGTGGCGCTCGACGTCGTCATCGTCGACGGCGTGGCCGGCCTCGAGAAGTTTGTTGGCCCGCTCCTGGGCGCGGAGCCGACGGGTGACGTGGTAGCTCGCGGTCGCCTTGAGGATGGCGATGCCGAAATAGGCCAACGGGGGCCCGAACGTGACAGCGGCCCAGACGAGCTCGGACGGGAGGCCGGCAGGGATTGGGATTTGCCCGGCGGCGAAGGCGAGGGCCCCGAGAGAGCTGGCCCCGCCGGCGACGACGGCCCCGGTGTTGTCGGCGATCGTGCTGACGATGCCTTGGGTCATGTTTCGTCCTGGGGATGTGTTGTGGCGCGCATCCCCCAGCCTATCCCGCTGCCTCGCAGGTTGGCCAGACCATCAGGGCAGGCGGCAGGTCTCGCCAGCCAGCTGCCCGGCCTTGCGACGTCGGACGGAGTCGGCGCGCGAGAGGTCGAAGTCAAACCCGTTCTCCCCGGGGACGTCGACGACGATGCTGCCGGGGTGAGCGCTCTCCCATGCGTGGTTGCTGGCGTGCATCAGCAGCTCAGCGTTCGCCAGCAGCCGACCCAGTGGTCCATTGGGCTCGGCTGGCACCCTGGGTTGCTCGAGCAACCGGAGCGAGACGACGGGGCACCCGAACCGGTCGAGTTCGTCACTCGCGAGATTCTTGGCCAGGCCTCCGTCGACGTAGTGGTGGTCGTCGAGGCCTCGGATTTTCTGGCGCTCGAACACATAGGGGATGGCGGCGGTGGCGCAGGCGAGGTCGACGGCGAGGACGTTCGGGTGCTCCCACGAGGAAATCAGCCGCGGGCGCCCAGTCCACTGGTCGCTGACCACGCAGGCGACGGGGATGCGGGCAGACCCCAGGCGGGTGTCGGGCCCGATGACCAGTTCGGCGTTGCGTCGGAATTCGCGCATGGACGCCCAGGCCCCGATGGTCAGCAGGTTGTGGGCCCCGCCATCGATGAGGCGGCCCCGGCTGCATGCGCCCTCCAGCTGGGCCTGCAGTCGCTCCTCATCGATGCCCATGGCGGCGCCCAGCACCGACAGCCCGCCAGCGCTGCTGCCCACCAGGGCCCGGGGGTGGCGCCCCTCGCTGACGAGGCGGCGGATGATGGCGAACAGAGCAGCAGCGAGGGGGATGACGTTGGTCCCTCCACCAGTGACGGCGATGGAGACGTCGGGGCGCGCGGTCGTGAGCATGAGGTCACCCGGGGAATGTGAGGCCGTGGCGGCGCTTGGCCCCGACGGCGAGGAGCATGGAGCGGATGTTGATGGTGCGCGTCCCCGAGGTGGTGCGCGCGCGAATCTCGAACACGTTCTGGCCTGGCGCGGTGGGGACGAGGGTGGTCTCGGTGTAGTCGCTGGTCCCGGTCGCGTTGATGTTTTTCGTGAATACCGTTTCGATGCCGGTGTTGATGTTGCGGATGACGATTTGCAGCACCGTCGACGTGCCCGCACTGGCCGTCGTGCGGTGGGCAAACACCATCTGCTGAAGCGGGGCGTTGCCGTCGGAGCGGACGGCGTGGGGACGGTTCCAGAGGCGAAACCGTGGGAGTGTCGCCGTCGTCGACCCGATGGCCGAGAGGTAGTTCGCTGGCGACGTCCCGCCGTCTGGTTTCCCGACCCACTCCCAGACTGGCAGCAGCAGGGCAGGGCCGAATGGTGGGCCGCTCATGTCGACCCCGGTGCCCCCCTGTGGGTTGCTCTCGACCATCGGGAGCTCGCCGGCCACCGCTGACGCGCCCGTGGCCATCTCGAACGCGAACCGTGGGCGCCCGACGAGAGACTGGGCGGTCTCCGATGTCGCGGCAGCGTGCACGACGACGGCCTCAGCGGGCAGGAATCGACGGGAGAAGAGTCGCGAGGTCATTCCTGAATCCAGACGGCGGCGGCCAGCAGACAGTAGTTTGTGTCGTTCCACGCCCCGGCGACCTGAGACAGGAACACCTGCAATTTGTCGCGCTGGTCCCGCCTCATGTCGAGGGCCGTGCCAGTGAGGAGCGCCAGGTGGGACGCACCGGTCAGCGGGGTGAGGGCTGTGGCGGCAGAGATGGTCTCACTGCCCATCTGCATCTGGGCGCGGATGTTGGTCCACCCCACACCAGACGACTGGCCGGCGAGGATGGCGAACCGCAGCACCGACGACGCCCCATCAGGGACGTCGGGCATGCGGCACCGTGCGGTTCCCAATTGCGTCGACGCAGCCGACGCCGCGAACGGTGCGAACGCTCGACGGGCGGCAACGGACGCACCCGACGACGGGTTGACGAGGTATCCCCCGTCGTCCTTGATGCCACCGAAGCACAACGACATCACGGGAATGACGGGGATGGGCTCGTTCGGGAACGTCTTGCGCGTGAAGGCGCGGAACCGGTCGCGCGTCGGGCCGACGAGGGCGCTCTCGGTGTGGGTGTACCCGGCATTGGTGCCGGCGGGGGCGGCGGTGAGGTTCTCGAGGACCCCGTTGATGCTGCGGTCGAGGCGCGACGTCGCCCACCCGGTGAGAGCCTGCTCGCCAAAGGTGAGGGCGAACACCGCCGAATCCATCTGCTGGAAAAACAGCGCCTCCGTCGACGCTGGCGCCTCAACAGGCACCGGGTCCGAGGTGTCGCGGGCGGCCTGCAGCTTGGCGACACCCTCACGGTTTTTGCGAATGATGACGTCGATGATTTCCGTCGAGTCGGTGAGGACGGTGCTGTCGGATTCGCGCTCGCAATCGAGCGAGAACGTGAACAGCGCGACACCAGCGGCGCACCCAGTGAATAGGCACGAGAACGTCCGCTGCCCGGCCCCAGCCCCGTCGAGCATCGCCAGTTCGAGGTCGTCCCCGACGGCGGTGGTGATGTCGGTGGCGAGCGAGAGGCGGCCGCGCGGATTGAACCCGTCGATGAGGTTGGCCAGCGTCATCTCGACGCGCACCTCAGTCTCACCGGGTTCGATGACGACGATGTGAAAAAAGTTGTAGATGTCGCCGGACACCACCCCGCCGTTTTTCCCGCCCCCACTATCGAGCCCCAGCCCGACGCCCATGGCCTGGTTGACCCAGGGGATACCCAGCAGCGCGCCCTGGATGCCCCCACTGTGGTTGATGTGGTCGCCCTCCGTGTTGTCGGTGAGCAGCGCGAGTGCCCCGGCAATGTCTCCTTGGGCGTTGCTGAGGGTGCGGGCCCACGTTTCGGCGCCGGGGTCGACGTCGTAGATGGGCGAGCCAACGAACACGGTGTTTTTCAGGATAGCCATCAGCGCCACCTCGTCAGGCCATCGACGAAACTATTGATGCCGTCGAGCCCGACGTATTCACTGACGGCGAAACCGTCAAACGAGACGTTGGCGTCGGTGACGGCGTAGGCATACATCAGCACCTCGCCGGCAACGATGGGGAGGACGGCGCCAGAGAGGTCCTGCACCGTGAGGTTCCCGACGTTATTCGTCGCCGTTACCAGCACCGTGTTCGCCCGCATGGTGTTGGCAGCAGGATCATAGACGACGAGAGCATCCCCGACACGGAACGATGCGGCGGGTGTCGTGCTCCCGCCAAAGTCCGTCGTCGAGAGATGGCAGACCTGCACACCGGCAGCGGGAGCATCGACGGTGGTGGCGACACCGAACGGGGCAAAATGGAAGAGAGCTTCCTCGACGATAACGACGAGTTCAACCGTGAGGTCCTGCCAGTTTGGTGTCCGCTCCATGATGCGCCCGAGAACGCTCGTGCAATCACCGCCACGGAAATCGCTGACCGACGGGAATACAATGGCGACGAGGTCACCAAGGCCGCGCAGGACATGGCGCGCATCGGTGCGGAAACGCAGGTAGAGAGACCCACCTCGGTTATCCAGCATGGAGCGACGGAGGTCAGGAAGAATCTCGTCTACCGACGTCGTGGGCCGCAGTAGCGTGCCTTCCCCGCCCGTCGCAATCGGGTCCACCATGATGGAACGCGACTGGAGCACCAGCGAGCCCTCGGCGGGGGCATAGGTGGCCGAGATTTCCTCGTCGATGACGTCGATTGTGGCCTCAAACTCAGCGTCAATCGGGTCATACCCACACTCCAATCGAGCCCGCCCGAAAATCGCTTCCTCGGCGATGAACGCTTTGATAGCGCCCATGACGTCGTTCTCGTTGATGGTCGCCACCGCAGTTGAGCGCTGCTTAGTCAGCGGCTTGAACGAGAGCAGCCCGGCAGCGGTGAACACAGCGGCGGTGTTGCTGTCGCGGCAGTAATCGCGAACGATTTCGGCAACGGATAGCTCCTCGTCGATAACCCACGTCCACCCGACGGGGATGGATGATGTCGTGAGGGATGCAGTGTCAATCTCAGCGCCGGGCATCCCAGCCCCGAAGCGGAACCCGGGCCCGCCAAGAACGGTCGGCTCCACGCCACCCAGGACGTCATTGGCCCCATTCGTCCCGTCGCCGACGATGCTGGCAAGCGCGTACGTCAGGAGGTTCGCCGGGGTCCCGCCCTCCAGCAGGCAGACGTGTTTGACCCATTCGATTTCAAGCCGCTCCAGCGCCGATGCTGTCCCGCCAGTCTCGAACACCCACCACGCATCCGACACGAGCAAGCGCCCCTGCTCAGTGAGGTGCTGGGCGTACAACTCGATGATGTCGCCCGTCGCTCCATTGGTCACGGATTTGATAGGGAAAATGGTCCGCCCTCGACCTGCCGACTGAACTATCAGGTGGGTGGGATAGGTCCCCTGGGTGAGCAGTGCGGCGACACCATCGAGGGTGACGAGGGTGATGATTTTGACCCCGCTGCCGTCGACGCTGTAGACGGCGCGCGTCCCTGGGGTCTTGATTTCCTTGAGCCCGCTCCCGACCTTGCGACGGCCAAACTCGTCGGAGAGGTGCGAGCAGCGCAGCTCCCAGCGCCCCTGCCCATCCTCGACGGGAGCACGCTCCATGCGGAATGTCCCGATCGTCTCGGCGGTCGATGTGTCTGGGACCCCGTTGTCGTCGTCGAACGTACCGACGAGGCGCACCCGTCGACCCAGCCACGAGGGAGGGACGAGAAACACCGACGCGCCCTGCTCGGTCCCGCCTCGGTGCGCCTGGGCAGGCGACCCGTAGGCGCCCCTGGTGCAGCCGGTGAGCGTGTCAGGCCCAGATGTTTTTCCGGTGTATTCGATGGTCTCGCCAGCGATGTAGACGACGCCAGCGGCGGGGAACGCAGCGGTGTCGTAGACGATGATGGTGGTGGCCGTGCGCGATGCGTTGGCGGTCACCCACGTCGTGCGGAATGAGCGGGTCGCGAACAGGTTGCGGAGGATGTTGTCGCGGTCTTGGACGACGGCGACGAACCCGCCACCAACCTGGATTCGTTTCTGCCGGTCGAGGGTGGTGGTGCTCTCGTCGACGCTGACGAGCATCCCGCGACCGTCGATGGCAGGCGATGCAGGGGCAGCCAATGCCATCGACGCGGTGAAATCGAGAGGGACCCCGTCGACGGAGACCGTCAATCGGAGCGACTTGCCTGAGGCTGAGAGGAGGTGGGTGGAAAACGTCACGTCGGCTCAATCCATTTCTGGAACACCATCGGCCACGAGTAGATGGGCGACCCGGCGGCGCGGCGCACGGGCCCGACGTTCGCCCTGGTCGCCTTGTCGGCCACCCACTGCCCCGACATCGCCGTCTCGGCCCGTGTGACCGCGTCGAGGCGGGCGAGCTCGAGGACTGCCCCGGTGCGCAGGTACCGCCAGAACGCCTGCCAGGTGGCGTTCGGGTCGCTGGTGTTGCCTTCCAGCCAAGTGCGCGCCCGGGCGACGTAGGCGACGGCCCACCGGTACATCTCCCACTCCTCGGACTGCGAGCCAGCGAATACCACCCCGCCGCGCGACGGGAGGTCGCCGAATACCTCGCCGGTCTCGTCGGGCTCGTCGATGGTGAGCATGTCGTTGCTCACCCACAGCCCCGACGCCGACTTCGTGGACACCTTGGGCGACGTGTCGAGGGCGGTGTTGACGGCGAACCCGAGGGCGTGCATCGGGAACGTGGTCAGCACCGACGCGGCCGCGATGGAGAACGTCGCGCCACCCGTCTGGGTGATGGTGGTGGTGGCATTCGGGAGCGTCGGGTCGATGCTGGCGACGGTGGTGATGGCGTAGGTGTTCGTCGGGGTGACGGCCTCGATGGCAGCCTTGACGGCGAGGTTGAGCGAGTCGGCGCCAGAGTCGCGAACCCAATACACCCCGGGGGTGACGAGGGCTGTGTAGAGTACCCCACCCTCGTTGAGGCGGATGTTTTGGTTTGCCGTCGTGATGGTGACGGCGCGTCGAATCAGCGGGTAGCTCATCGGACCTCGGGGCGTCGCAGTTGCCGGTCACGGGCTCGCTCGTTGGCATCGGTGACCGCTCGGGCCCCGTGGTCAGCGGTCGGCCCACTGGCGCCAGCATACACGACGGTGATGTTCGTCCCACCGCTCCCGCCACCGCCACCGCCCGAGAACCCGGACGGGACCCCACGGTCGCTCGGTCCACGCTGGGACCCACTGCCGGCGCCCCCGAGCATCCCGGCCCACCAGGCCCCGAGCCCGCCCATGCTGGCCCCGAGTCCGACGATGCCCAGCCCGCCGGCCAGGGTGGCGGCGCCGGTCGGGTCGCCCATCAGCAGCCGTGCAGCACCAGCCGATGCGGCCTTGACTCCCTCGCCGACGACAAAGGTCCCGGCCTGGGAGAGGATGTTCGCGCCCATTTTCTCCAGCGCCTGCTCCTGCCCCCCGATGAGGTCGGCGATGAGCTGCTGCGACGACGACGCGAAGATGCCGATGGCGGCGTTCGCGTACCCCTGCTGAATGGCAACCTGGTCGGCGGCGGCCTGCTTGGCCTGCTCATAGTTCTGGTTGCGGAATCGCTCCTCGTTGTCGGCGATTCGCTGCTCGCGGTCCAGGCGACGCTCCAGCGCCTCCTCGTCGATGGCGTCGATGGCATCCTGTGCGCGGCGGCGTTCGTCGATTTCCTGCTGGGCCACCTCGGCGTTCTCGGCGAGGCGCGCGGCCGCCTCGTCGGAGACTGTGGTGTCAGCCTTGGCTGCCGTCGCTAGCCCGCGGCCCGTTACCTTGGGCTTCTCGACGGCCGTGATGGCTTTGCCTTTGGCGGCGATGCGGTCGCGCAGGTCCAGCTCCTCGCGCATCAGGGCGAGTTGGCCCCGCTGGATGCCGGCCCGTGCCCTCATCTCGCGCGAGTCGTCGACGCTCACCCCGTACTGCATCGCAGCGACCTCGAGGCCCCTGGTCTGGGCCTCGAGCTTCTGGATGGCGGCGACGGCGGCGTCGCGGTCGGCCTTGGCGGCGGCGACAGGGTCAGCCTCCCGCCGCAGGTCCACCAATCGCTTCTGCAGCCGGTCGCGCTCGGTGGTGGCGGCGTCGACCCCGGCGTATTGCAGCCGCTGAGCCCGCTCCTCCTCGTCGTTCAGCGCCTTCCAGTGGGCGGTGAGCTGTCCGACGAGAGCCATCCCGCCGACCAGGGCGAGGGCGTATGGACCACCAGCCCCGTAAGCGGCCGCCATCTGGCCAGCCCCGGCGACAAGCTTGCCGATTTGGCCGTTCTGCCCCTCCATCGACGACGACACCAGCGAGATGGCGGCGGCCTGTTTGCCGAGAACGTCTGGCATTTTCCCGATACGCTGGCGCAGGGTCTCGGTTTTGACAGCCGTCGCTGCGGCCGCGTCGCCCTGTTTGACGACAGCCGCCGTTGCTGCCGTCGTCGACGCAGCCAGCCGGTCCTCTGACCCGGCCAGCGTGGTCGCCGACTTGTGCAGGCGGGCCAGCTCGGCGTCGGCCTGCTGGGCGTCGACGGCGATGGAGTAGCGCATGTCGATGCTCACGAGGCCCTCGCTCTCGCGGCCGCTTCAGCTGCGGCCGCCTCTTGCTCTTTCTCTCGTCGGTACCCCAGAGCGGAGTCGACGACCCACAACGCATCCAGGGCGTCACCGGTGATGGTG